CACTCCCTCCTAGAGGGGATTGATCTCAAACAGAATGATGAATACTAGACTCCATGTCTGTATTGCATTCCCTTCGATGGGAGCATTCTGCAAAATATAAACCAATTATTAATTAAATAAACTACATATGGGCAAAGTTGGAAAAATATCTACTCTAAAAAAAGAGTATACAACTTCACAATTACAGACAATGCAAAGTAATCTTGCAGCAAAAGGTATGACAAGAATTCCTGGAACAGGAGTGTTTAAATACCCTTACAAAGAGTTAGATGGTCAGTATAGAACAGGACTAGATCCAAATGCTTCTTACATTAGAAGAATTGGCGATCAAACAGAAAGAGAACTTGAAGTTGAAAGAGTAACAAAGCTACGTGCTAAATTAGAAGCTGCATTAGGAGATATTGATTTAGGACCAAGATCTAAATTTTGGAACTATGGACTTTCTACTTCTACAGAAGATTATAATCACGTACAAGCTGTAAAACTATTAGATGGTGATAATTTCTTTGATCTTTCTATTCCTTTTCAAGAGTTAGCTTTTTCATGGCTAAGAGTACATCCAACTATTGCAAGTTCATATCAAGCTTGGGAAAGAGGTGATTTTTCTGCAGAGACACAGTTTTATGTTGTTGATGATGAAGTTGAAAGTGGAATCATCTTTAAGAAAAAACAATTGATTAACAAAGCTATTGTTAAATTTGATAGTATGACTCCTGAGAAAAAACGTAAAGTTGCAAGACTTTTAGGACTTCCAGTAACAGAGGATACTAAAGAAGAAATTGTTTATAACCAAGTAGATAATATATTAAAACAATCAGAATTTAAAACTGGTTCATTCCAAGGATTAAATCCTGTAGAAGTGTTTAATAGATTCGCTGATATGAAAGAAGCATTGCTCCATATTAAAGATTTAGTTAAACAAGCAATTACACATTCTATTTATAGAGTTAAACCAAGTGGTAAAGTTTATGAAGGAGAGTTTGAAATTGCTAAGGATGAAGAAGATTTAGTTAAATTCTTAATCGATGATGATAATCAAGATGAATTACTCACTCTTGAAGGAAAATTAAAAACTAAAAAACTAGCTGCTGTTTAAGTGGCTAGTTTTTAAAAATATAAAAAATGATTTCAGTAGATAGTTTATTATACAAAATTGATCAAAGATTAAATAAGCTATCAACTAATGAGCATCAACAGATTCAGCTTGAAGATAAAATCTTAGCCCTTAATGAAGCTCAGATTAAGTTGATAAAGCAAAAGATTGATAACATTAGCACTGTTAGTCAAATGGGGCTTGATTCATTCAAGAAACGCTATGAAGATTTACAAAGTCTTATTATAGCGTATAATGATGGAGAACTCCCATTAACAATAAAGAACGAAGAACTAAATCAGTGGAAAGCTAATTTACATACTTTAGAGCCTAATTATATGTTCTATATAGACTCATATGTTTTAGCTGATAAAGGAATTTGTAAAGACAGAAAGATTTGGATTAACAGAGATTTAGCCAAACATGGTGATTTACAGTTTATTCTAAATAACACACATTACAAACCTTCATTTGAATATCAAGAAACATTTAACTATTTATCCTCTGATGAGATAAGCATATTTACAGATGGTACATTTACACCAACAAAAATATGTATAAGTTATATGAGATATCCAGTTTATATTGATAAAACAGGATATGTTAAATTTGATGGAACACCATCAGTTGACCAAGACTGCGAATTAGAAACATATCTAGAAGATGAATTGTTAGATTTAACAGTACAAAACTTAGCTATGTTCACAGAGAATCAAAGTGCAGTACAAAATGCACAATATAGAATACAAACAAACGAATAATTTTTAACACTTAATAAATAAATAAAATGGCTGATTTTTCATTAAACACGCTTTTTGTAGTTCCTGTTGGCAGTAGTATTGCTAGTACAGGGTCTACACAAAATTTGTCTGCAGGTGAAGTAGGTTTCTTTAATGCTGACTACACTGTAATTGATCCTTCTTCTCCAACTGCTACAGGAAACTATTTTTACGTAGCTCAAGGTAGAGAAAACACGTATTTACAAGGAACAAAACGTTCTGACAAAATTGCTGGATGTCCTACAGGATCTTCTTGCAAATCAAATGTAACTGAATTTTACAAAATTTCTGGATGTCCAACTCCTGTTACTCAAGTAACTGATGTTGATGGGTGGAATGTACATTGTGGTGATGTTGTAACATTAACACTTCGTGGACATTCTTCTTATTTAGATACATTGTATTTCAATGGATTTACACGTTCAGTAACTGTACAAGCACCTTGTTGTGATTGTGGTGCTGATCCTTGTGATACAGTAGATGTACCTGGATTAATTGATGCTTTCATCTTGAAGCTTACACAACAAGCTCCTGGTATTAACCCAGACAACATTAGTTTAAACAACTTCTATCAATTTCAAAGAATTGGTAATGATGCTGATGCTATTCTTCGTATTTCAGGAAAACCATTAACTATCTATGGACAACCATGTGATGTTGCTGCTTTCCCTTACGAATTTGACAGAATGTGGTTTAGAACTTTTGTATACAGTGGTCCTGCAACTACAGCTGACTTTATTGTTGCTGATAATTGTAACATTGTTGCAAATGCTGTTGTAACACAACGTTCTAACTACCCAAGAGGAACTTCTGCTGAAATTATTCAACTAGAGAAAAACTTCTATAGCTACCAAGCTGGTTACCTTAAACACTTATACAGAATGGTTGGGTACAATGGTAACTTTGAATCTTGGGTGAGTGATGGTACTAACTACACTACTTATTATATTAAATTTAATGAGTATGATAGAGCAGCTTACCAATGGGGTGATTACATCGAACAAAACTCTCAAGTAATTATTGCTGTTCCTTCAAATGGTGCAGCTGAAGGAGATATTGATGATTTACTTACAGATTTACTAGGAGATTTAATAGATGAAGGTACAGGTTGTGTTGTAACAACTTCTACAACTACTACTATCTGGCCAACTACTTCAACAACTAGTACGTTGATTCCTTAAGAACTTTTTTTAATAAATAATCTATACCAGAGGAGAGGAATATTCCACATTCCTCTGGTATTTTTTTTTAAATTTATATGGACGAATTAATATTAAATATAACAATTGTTCCTACCTTTGATGTACTAAGTTTATCTGTATTAGATATTTCTACATATCCTGTTCCTGGACCAGGTCCTAGACCAGTATATACATTAGAAATAACAGTTCCAGGATTTGGTGTTGTTATTGTTCCTTTTGTAGAAGAAAGTTTAAATGTATATTTTTCAGATACATTAGAAATAACAGAAACTGGGGTTCAACAACCTCTTCCTGATGGAATATATTGTTTTAAATACAGTGTAAATACAGAAGAAGCTCCTCCAGCAGAAAAAACTATAATGCGTGTTGATAGACTTCAAGCAAGATTTGATGAAGCATTTATGCAACTTGATATGATGGAGTGTGATCAAGCTATTAAAACACAAAGTAAAGTGGAGCTATCAACTATATATTTCTTTATTCAAGGGTCAATAGCAGCAGCTAATAATTGTGATCCACTTACAGCTAATAAACTATATAACAAAGCTTCCAAAATGCTTGATACTTTTATCAACAATAATTGTGGATGCTCAGGTAATAATTATTTAATTAACTTTCAATAATAAATATTATGGCAGCTTGCAGTAAATGTGGGACACAAGTAGGGTGTGGGTGTCAACTAAGACAAGGACTTTGTGGTGCTTGTTATTCTTTAGTACATAAAATAAAAACCTTTTGTTTAAATGTTATATCCTAAACAAACCAATTGTTCATGTGCAGAAAATGGAAATATTAATTCATTAGTAGCTTCTATAGACTGTAGACTTTCTAAATTAGCAAACACTATGTTTAATAATACAGTGTTTATGCTAAATAAAACTATTTCTGGTACAGAAATATTTGACTTAATACAATACAAAAGAATTCTATATTACAAACAAATCAATTCTGATTATGTAGATTGTTATTCTGTAAATCAAATTGCTTCACAAGTAAAAAGATTTACAGCTAATTGTACAGGTAATTGTAATGATAGCAATATTTTTCCAGCTCCTCCAATAAGAACTACAACAACAACTACTTCAACTAGTACTTCTACAACAACATCTACTAGTACTACAACTAGTACTTCTACTACTATACCCCCCACTACAACAACAACTACCACTATACTTAGTTATTCTTATAGAATAGAACAGTTTGTTTGTGATACTTGTGAAACTAGTGGATCATATATAAGAAGAAATGTAGGTCCTTTAAATGTAGGACAGTTTTATTATGATGATTTTTCTGGATTTGTTTTTCAAATATTAGAATTTATGGGTACAGTAAATAGCCCAACCCCTTTTGATATAAATACAGATACAGAGCAGTCAACTTGTGAGGCAGTGTTGTGTGTTCCAACTACCACCACAACTACAACAACTCCTCCAACTACTACCACAACAAGTACTATATCAACCACCACTACCACCACTACAGTAGCACCTACTACCACAACTACGACTAGTTCAACTACAACAACTACTTCAAGTACTACTACTACTACTACAACTACTTGTTGTCAATTAGGGGATGTTACTATTGGTGCACAAACTTGGGCTGGATGTAATACCACTGTATCTACGTATTCTGATAACACACCAATCCCTCAAGTTAGTGATCCTGCAGTTTGGCAAAACCTAACCACAGGAGCATGGTGTTACTACAATAACGATCCAGCAAATGAATGTGTATATGGTAAAATGTATAACTGGTATGCTGTGGCAGGAATTTATGACGCAGCATCAGCTGCAAACCCAGCACTAAGAAAACAATTTGCACCTGCTGGTTATCATGTCCCAACACAAGCAGAATTTAATACTTTAATTAGTACTTTAGGTGGAAGTGGATTAGCTGGACAAGCTTTAAAAGAGGCAGGAACAGCTCATTGGAATATAAATTCAGGAGCAACTAATAGTTCTGGTTTTACAGCTTTACCAGGAGGTAATCGTACTCCAGATACTTTTGGTACTTTTGGGTATTTAGGACAAAATGGTAATTGGTGGAGTGTTACAACTAGTGGTGCTTCTGATGCTTTTTACCTTATTTTATTTCAAAATAATAATAATGCATCAGTTTTTTCTTTTGGTAAAAAATATGGTCGCTCAGTAAGATTAGTAAAAAACTTATAAAATAAAATATATATTATGTCTTGTACAAATTGTTTTAATGGATGCTCTGAAATTACATCAGATAAATGTGTAAAATATACAGGAGCAGATATTCCTGCATTAGGAATTCAAAATGGTGATACGCTACAGTTTGTAGAGCAAGCTTTAGCGCAGTTTTTAATAAATGCATTAGATGGATCTGGAATTAAACCTATTGTAGATTTACAAGGAGTTTGTTCTATAGTAGCAAATAATATTCCTGTGTGCGTAGGATGTTCAGGTCCAACATTAAATGATTTATTACAGGCTCTTATTGATTCAGCTTGTGATCTTCAAGATTTAATTAATGATGTTTCAGATAGCGTTGATGCTATAGAACAACCTTATAATGAAGGATGTTTAACAGTAGTAAGAACATCTCTTTCTAATACACATAATGTTCTTCAAGCAGTAATAGATCAGCTGTGTCAAACAGATGAGTTGTTAGGAACAACTATTTTAAGTTTAAATAATTATGTTTTAGAAAGTGAATTAGCTAATTTAGTTGTAAATATATTAGAAGATGAAGGACTTGTAGGACCAGTTACAAAGCAATACACTAAAATGGTTCCTTATACAGTAATTCCATGGTTTGCTCCAGCTTCTTACGTAACAGGAAAGTTTGATGGATTTGGAAAAGGTTATGATGCAGGAGAGTTTCAATACATTTATTTATGTAATGGATTAAATAACACTCCTGATATGCGAGGAAGGGTTCCTGCAGGATTAACAGATGGAGGAATGCTTGGACTTACAATGGACCCAGCTGTAAATCCAGCATCAAGTTTATTAAATCCTAATTATAGTTTAGAAACAAAATATGGTAATAATTATGTAACGCTTGGAATAAATGAAATGCCCCAGCATACGCACGTAACTACTGTTGCTATAACTGATCCTGGACATCAACATTTTTATCCTTCTCCTTTTACTGATGTTGTTGTGGGTGGTACAGGAGCTGAATTTGGATATCAAGAAGGCACTACTAAGCTTCGTTATTCAGGTGCTACTCCACCAGCCTTTACAGGATTAAAAGGAACAGCTGCAGGTCCTGATCAAAATGTTACTGTTACAAATGCTGAAACAGGATTTAATGGGGCTCATACTAACACACAACCAACAATTGGTTGTTATTATATAATGTACATACCAGTATAATATGTTTACAGGGTTTATAAAATGTGATTGTAATGGAGTGTGCATAGAAGTTAATCCTTTTATATGTACAACTAGTACATCTACATCAACCAGCACCAGTACATCAACAACTTCTACAAGCAGTACTACCACTACCACTACTACTGCAGCATGTAATAGATGGGGATATTATTATGATATTTTTAACTGTGGAACATGTGATTACATAGATTTTAATTTTTTATATAACTCAAATCCTTTAACTTTATTTAATTTTTATCAATATGGGGATTTAGTTATATCTCCTTATCAATATACAGGATGTGATGTAGGAGAAAGTGATGCATCTATTCCTGATGCAGGATTTGCAACTTGTGAAGAAATTATATGTACTACCACTACTACTAGCACTACAACAAGACTTAAAATTTGTAGAATTTGTGGATTACAAGCATTATCATTAGAAGGAGGAAGTTGGACTGCAATAACATGTTTAGGAGACCCAGTAGGAGGACTTTTAACAGAATCAGGTACAGAATATACACCATGTATAGACATTGATACACTTGTAATGGTAAATGGATTTATAAAACAAGAAATTAATTGTTAAACCAAAAATAAAATGACAGTATTTATAACATTAACAACAGCAGGAACAGATAGTGGTCCTTTTAATTTATACTCAGATTTAGAT